TCATAGGACACCCGACGCTGCACCCAACCGAGTATCCATGCAGCCACTTGGTTGCCCATGGCAGCGGTTACGCAGGGATTGGATACCTCGTACATCCTCTCCATGTCATCCGTGGCTATATTTTTTGCGTAGTACACCAAATCCTCTCCCGCTGCGTCCACGCTGACTGTGAGCTTGACTGCGTTGTACATCTGACCCACCTTGACCTGGGCATCCCCGTGCTGCACATCCCGAGACCACTCGTCTACCCGATCCTTCAGGACCGGGCGGAAGAAGTGCAGGGCGTTATTGCGGTCCACATAGCAGGTACACATGGCTGCCTGAGCGCACAGCCGCAAGCTCTCGCGGATACTGGTCCCCTGTGGGACGGTGTTTGCAATCTCCACGGCTGCCAAACCATCCTCATACACAGCTGTAAACTCCGCTGACGCAGCGGCAAGCAACGCCGCGACAGCCTGTTGGAGCGTCCAGGTGCCGGTGCCAGCTCCGGTGTACTCAACATTATCAAGGGCATATAACCAATCATTAAAAGTGATAGACGCGGTGAGACCACCGTCCTCGCTTTCCGCGTTTGTAAAATAGGCCTGTCCCATATGTACGTCTTGTCCATTTACCGTTAGTGTCCACTGCATATACTGTCCGTCCTGTAGATAGGCATATAACCCAGACGGATTCACCATGTTGTACAGTTGGTCTGAGTTGTCGATCGTGGCATCCACCTCGGCGGAGGGCAGACTTTCCGCCCAGGGGGAAACAGACTGCCGGACCTCCACGCCGGATATACTGCCAACGTCATAGTTATATTTAATGCCAAAGCGGATTCCGCACACTCGAACGCGCCGGTGCGGTATGCTGGAGCTATTGAAGGTGAAGCGCACCCGCCGGTAGTTCTGCGTCGGCAGACTGACAACATGGAAATAGCTGTCCGGCTTTGTCGTCACCGTCCCGATCTGGTCCCCACTCTCGTCCCAGACCGTGGTGACCACCTGGGCAGGGTGGTTGTCCGGCTGGGTGTTGTCAAAAAGCAAGGTGAACCCAAAACTATCCTGGTTGGACGGGAAGGAGAACTCCAGCCACGGTGGGGAAGCATAGGACCCGTCATCCCCTGATATGGCATCGCTGTTCCAGCCTGTCTGTACGCTGGACACCGGGGACGGATAGATCGCCTTAGACCCATCCAGGACCCACATATTCTTCTCCAGGGACGTGTAGTCCCCGCTCATCTCCTCCACCGCATCCACGGACTGCTTGATCTGGGACACAGAAGAATTCCCGGAAGCATTCGGCGTCGCCAGAGCCGCCGCGTCCGGTGCCACCACGCCAAAGGTAAACGACAGCTCCACGCGCCGGGTGTCGGTGTAGGGCGCGTAGGTATCGGGCATTGTGACCACTCATACCACCTCCTGGGCTGTGGCGGTGAGCTCCACGTTGTACCACATGGGCACGCTGTCCACAAACTTGAAAATCTTTTGGCTGCCGATCTCCACGGCAAAGGTGCCCGCTGCCGTGGCCCCGGTGGCGTCGGGATACTCGATCTGCACGAAGGAACCGCCCCGCACCAAGGGCACAAGCTGGGTCAGGAGACCGGCGGGGACCCACTCCCA